AGTTGCGGTACATCTATCTAAGCTCCGCCCCAAAGGAAGTGAAAACGGAAAGGGTCTTACTGCTTCTGGCCCTGTTAGCTTCGGAAAAATCTACTCAACGTTGAATGAGATTCTTCGTAGGGGCGGTCATTATAAGAACGGTGCTGTAGTCCTGCACCTTGATCTCAACCACAAAGACATACTTGAGTTTATCCAAGCATCACGTGCTGAACTCCCTTGGGTCAAACGTTGTGTTAACATCAACAACTATTGGTGGGAAGAGGCTACACCTAATGTCCGCGCTGCTCTGCTGCAAGGTATCCGGCAAGGTGACATTTGGCTAAACAAAACTAAAATTGATGCATATGGAAAGCGAATCCGTGGCAACGTCTGCCTTGAGGTTTACCTGCCGTCACGAGGAACTTGCTTGTTGCAGCATGTCAATCTCGCTGCCTGTGACTACGAAGACATCCCACAAGCTTTTGTTGCAGGTATGTCCGAGTTGTGCAACCTCCATAGCCAAACAGGCGTTGGAGAGTCTGGCGAGTACCTGTCACCCGACGTGGACCGACAAGTCGGACTGGGAATGCTCGGACTTGCCAACCTCCTTCGTAGGTACAAAGTAACCTACAAAGACTTTGGTGATGCTCTTGAGCTTGTCACCAGTGGCAAACAAATTGGAGAATACACCCCCGCTATCACCCTTGCTCTGAACTTCCAGAGTGGTATCAAACAAGCAGCACAGATTGCACGTGCCAATAACATGGACCGTGCCTTTGCTATTGCTCCCACTGCCTCGTGCAGCTACCGATACAAAGACCCGGATGGCTATACTGCCACCCCGGAAATTGCACCTCCCATTGCCCGTCAAGTGGACCGTGATAGCGGTACGTTTGGCGTCCAGAGCTACGAGTATGGCGACGTTGAGATCGCATCGGAAGTTGGCTGGGATGCATACCAGAAAGTTGCTAATGGCATCATGAGGATGCTAGATGCTACGGGACTTCTTCATGGTTACAGCTTCAATAGTTGGTCGGATGTGATCACCTATGATGAAGCGTTTATCGAAGAGTGGCTTGCTTCACCGCAAACCTCCCTTTATTATTCGCTTCAGGTAATGGGTGACACTCAAGACAAGACCAGCGCATATGCCGCATTGGATGAGTCAGAGGTCGATGATTACCTGGAGTCACTTCTAAACGACCCTGCTCCTGATTGTAATTGCGGCGAATGAACCCTTATCAAAAACTACTTGAAAGAAAAAGAACCTGGACACCTGTCCAAACTACTGCTGATAAACTGGCGGAAGGTGCGGAAGAAGCTATCTACCGTGCTTTGGCAATCCGACATATGGAGCTTCCGGTAGGAGACTTCATCCACGATGCGTTGAAAAATGAAGTTCCACAAACATCGCGTAATCTACTGCTATCCAACATTAAGGATGAGGAAAATCACGACCTTGCTCTGGGTTACATCGCCAACGCTATTGGCGTTGATGAGACAGCTGAGGAGGAAGCGAAGCGGCTACGTGATGCCTGGATTGCACATCCTGATCACACGATCCTCAAAGCGTTGGTTGCCGAGCGTGCAGTTTTTTTCGTCCTGCTTCCTTTTTTCCGTTTCAATGGTGATGCTGGACTGCGAACAGTAAGTGCTGACATTTCTCGTGATGAACAAGTGCACGTTGCCACAAATAGCTTGGTTTGTCGTGAGCTTAATCTCGATTGGAGTCCTTCTTTGGATCGGCTCCGTAAAGCCACTATAAATTGGGTGATGCAACCTTTGTCTGCATCTAACCCCAATAAATATTTGAACAAAAAATTTTGGCTGGATAGCAGTGATCGTCTGATGTATGAAGGTAAAGCTCCTGAGCTTTCCGACACCAAGCGGGCACGTATGCCAGCGTTCTTTGAACATGCAAACCCTAACCTCCCTCAATACGCTTAACCTTCTGACTGTCGAACGGTTGTTGGCTGAGCTAGAGGATCTTTATCCACCAATCAACCCTACTCCTGACACGCCGCTTAACCAGATCATGTATCGGTCTGGTCAAGCAAGTGTTGTGGAGTGGATTCGTACACGTCTTACACAAGAGGATTAGAATTATGTGTATGGGTAGACCTGCTCACCACGTTGAAGAAGAAAAGCGTCGTTATGGATCTCAGCAATTTGAAATTGCACAACAGGCTGAACGTGATCGTCAAGCCGAAATAGCACGTATGCAAGCAATGCAAATGGCAGCAGAACAACGTCAGCAAGAAGCATTGAGAGCTATTGCTGAAAGTTCTAAACAACCAATTAGAGTCAGAACAACAGCTGATGCTACTACACCTTTGTTGAAAATTAAACAAAAACAAACCCCTTCTGGACTTGCATCACTGCGTATTAAGCGTACCCCTGGCACTAATATTGCTGGTGGTATAAGTGGACCTAACATTGGTTAATTAGATGGACGCTAAATCAAGGTACGATCATCTAAGTAGCTACCGTACTAACTTTCTCCAAACTGCAGTTGAATGCTCTGAGCTTACGATTCCTTATCTCATCCAACGTGATGAGTATAGGATTACCCACAAGTCCCTTAAACAACCTTGGCAATCAGTTGGTGCTAAGTCAGTAGTCACATTGGCAGCTAAGCTTATGCTTGCACTGCTTCCCCCACAGACTACTTTCTTCAAGCTTCAAATTCGTGATGATAAGCTAGGCACTGAGTTGCCTGCTGAGATCCGTTCTGAGCTTGACCTAAGCTTTGCCAAGATTGAGCGAATGGTGATGGACTCTATTGCTGCTTCCAGTGATCGTGTCGTTGTTCACCAAGCCATCAAACATCTTGTCGTTGGTGGTAACGCTCTTATTTATATGGGCAAGGATGGTCTTAAGCATTATCCATTGAACCGCTATGTGGTTGAACGTGATGGTAACGGTAACGTAATTGAGATCGTCACCAAAGAACTAATCAATAAGAAGCTTCTCCCTAAAGAGCTTCAAGAAAAAGACAGACAAGTCAATGATCGTAACTACGCTCATGAAGATGACGTAGAAGTTTATACTCACGTACGTCTTGATAACAACCGCTGGTTGTGGCATCAGGAAGCGTACGGTAAGAAGGTTTCTGGTACAGAAGGCAAGGCTCCAAAGGATGCTAACCCCTGGCTAGTCCTTCGCTTCAACTCGGTTGACGGTGAGAACTACGGACGAGGTAGAGTCGAAGAGTTTCTGGGTGATCTCAAGTCACTTGATGCACTCTCTCAGGCACTCGTAGAAGGCTCTGCAGCAGCCGCTAAGGTCGTCTTCGTGGTATCACCCTCAAGCACGACTAAACCCCAGACCATCGCCCAAGCAGGCAACGGTGCAATCGTTCAAGGTAGACCTGATGACATTGGTGTTATCCAAGTTGGTAAGACCGCTGACTTCAGTACTGCTGCTAACCTTGCTGCAACCCTTGAGCGTAGAATCTCTGAAGCATTCTTGATTCTTTCTGTAAGGCAATCTGAGCGCACAACAGCCGAAGAGGTCCGCCTCACTCAACTCGAACTCGAACAATCCCTCGGGGGACTATTCTCCCTGCTGACTGTTGAGTTCCTTATTCCTTACCTCAACCGTAAGTTGCTGGTCCTTCAACGTTCAGGTGAACTTCCCCGTATCCCCAAAGATCTTGTGAATCCAACCATCGTTGCTGGTATCAATGCTCTTGGTAGAGGACAAGATCGTGAATCTCTTACCACCTTCATTGCTACAATCTCTCAGGCACTTGGTCCTGAAGCAATGATGCAGTACATTAACGCAGACGAAGCAATCAAACGATTGGCAGCTGCACAGGGTATTGATGTACTGAACCTTGTTAAGTCTGTGGATCAGCGTCAACAGGAGCGTCAAGGCGCTATGGCACAGCAGCAACAGATGCTGCAGATGCAACAGATGCCTGATATGCTTAAGGCTCCTATCGCTGACCCATCCAAGAACCCTAATGCGGAAGATGCGATTGCTCAGTATCTGGGTAGTCAACAATCCGCTCCACCAATGCAGTAATTTTTTATGTCAGAAATTTTGAGTTACGACGCTACTCCTGATGCAGAAGTAATGTCGTCAATTGAATCCGACGAAGCTGAATCCCTAGCTATTGGCGAAGAGC